TCTGGCAGCCCCTCCCCAACGCGGTCGGAAATAGCCCAAGACAGTCCATTTACTTCCCGACCTAATCCAGATCAGTCCTGATGCCGGCCAAGAAGAAACAAGCGCTACGAGGGGCAACTAAACCGCGTATCCAGTCAGTACCTTTAAAAGGCAAAAATAAGTTTGCTGATGTTCTTGAGATCGCTCAGCTAATGAATGTCTCATTTTTGCCTTACCAAGAGTATGTTCTTAAAGATATTCTGACCGTAGATAAGAAGGATATGTTTGTTCGGAAGTTATCGCTGCTGCTCATATCGAGACAGAATGGCAAGACATTTTTAGCGCGTATGTTGATCCTGACCCACCTTTTAAAGTGGAATACCGATGTTCTGATCATGTCCTCTAACCGCTCTATGGCACTTGAAACCTTTAGGCAAGTTGCTAACTCGCTAGAGAATAACGATCACTTCAAGGGCATGGTCAAGCAGATCCGTCACGCTAACGGAACAGAGTCTATTGAGATGTTATCTGGGGCAAGACTTGATGTTGTAGCAGCTACGAGAGACGGCTCACGCGGCAGGTCAATTAACGGCCTGCTCTATATCGATGAGGTTCGTGAAATATCAGAAGAGGGGTATCGCGCAGCAATGCCGGTGACTCGCGCCCACGCTAACGCCACCGTTCTGCTGACATCGAACGCGGGTGATGCGTTTAGCACAGTTCTAAACCAGCTAAGAGAACGAGCCTTAGATAACCCGCCTAAGTCTTTCGGGTTCTACGAATACTCAGCGCCTCAGTATTGCAAAATTGACGATCGAGCGGCTTGGGCGCAAGCTAACCCAGCGCTGGGCTACACAATTACAGAAGCAGCGATCGAGGAAGCAATAGCAACTTCGCCTATTGAAAATACTCGCACAGAGACCTTATGCCAATGGATCGACTCTTTAAGCAGTCCTTGGCCTCATGGAGTTCTTGAAGAAACAAGCAATAGCGAACTACAGATTCCGCCCGGCGGATATACAGTTTTTGGCTTTGATGTATCACCTTCGAGGCGCAATGCTTCACTTGTTGCTGGTCAGATAATGCCAGACGGCAAGATAGGCGTAGGCATCTTGCAGACTTGGGAGTCAGCAGTCTCAGTCGATGATTTAAAGATCGCAGCTGATATAAAGGCTTGGTCAGATCAGTACCGTCCGCGACAAATCTGCTATGACAAGTACACAACCCAGTCGATCGCTGACAAGTTATCGAATGCGGGTTGCATGGTTCAAGACATTTCAGGCCAGCAGTTCTATCAGGCCTGCGGAGACTTACTTGACGGCCTAGTTAATCACCGCGTAGTTCACAACGGACAAGCCAACCTAATGCAGCAGATGAATAACTGCGCAGCCAAGGTTAATGACTCTGCTTGGCGTATTGTTAAAAGAAAATCGGCAGGCGATGTCTCTGCACCTATTGCTTTGGCAATGGTTGTCTCGATGTTAATGAAACCACAACAGGTGGCGGCTATTTACGCAGAATGACCTACATGTAGTGTATAATTGCGGTCTATGGGTCTATTTGATCGTAAGCCAAAAGTCTTAGAGGCTCAAGTAGCGCCTCAAATTATGGGCGATAGCATCAACGCTATCTATAATTTTACATTCCCAGTTATATCCCGGCGCGATGCTATGAGCGTTCCGGCGCTTAAGAGATGTCGCGATTTGCTTTGCACAGTTGGCACAATTCCGCTTGAGTATAAGAAAAAATCTACTGGCGAAGAAATACCAGCGCCTCGATGGGTGCATCAGCTCTCAAAGTCACAGCCACAATTCGTCACCCTGTCATGGCTAGTAGATAGCCTTCTCTTCTACGGTCAAGCCTTTCTAGAAATTGTCGAAGTCTATTCTGAGGATCAGCGAGGCGCTTCGTTCGAGTGGGTTGCTAACACACGCGTTACATTCGATCTTGATATTCACAATACTTTCGTAACTCAGTATTATGTTGACGGCTCACCTCGTCCAATGTCAGGTCTCGGATCGCTTGTTACATTTCAAGCATTTAACGAAGGTATCTTAAATACAGGCTCGCGCACAATTCAAAGCGCTATAGATGTCCAAAAGGCTGCTGCTATTGCCGCTGGAACTCCGATGGCTAGTGGCTACCTAAAGAACACCGGCGCAGACTTGCCACCAGCAGAAGTACAAGGATTACTAGCTGCTTGGAAAACTGCTCGTCAAAATCGTTCAACCGCTTATTTAACTTCGACTCTTAATTATGAGTCTGTCGGCTTTAGCCCTAAAGACATGATGTACAACGAGGCTATTCAAAACCTAGCGACTGAGATTAGCCGCCTTTGCGGAGTGCCAAGTTATTATCTCTCAGCCGATCAAAACACTTCAATGACTTATGCCAATATCCTTGACGAGCGCAAGCAACTCGTAGCCCTAGCGTTCCAGCCGTACATATCCGCTATCGAAACGCGCTTAAGCATGGACGATATATCTACTGCTGGACACTATGTAAAGTTTGATCTTGATTCTTCGTTCTTGCGTGTTGAGCCAATGGAACGACTTTTAGTATTAGAGAAGATGTTATCTCTAGGGCTTATCTCAACAGAGCAAGCGATGGAAATGGAAGATTTAACACCTAACGGAAGTGAAAACTAATGGAGACTCTCTACATCGAAGCATCGTCTATTGAGTGCAACGAAGAACGCCGCGAAATCTCTGGCAAGATCGTGCCTCTAGGTACTGGCGAAATTGGTCAGACAAACCTTGGCGCTTACACCTTTGAATCTGGATCTATAGAAATCCCAGATCCATCAAAGATCAAATTGCTATCTCAACACGATATGAAGAAGCCAGTCGGTCGCATGATCTCAGCAGAGACACGCGCAGACGGTATCTATGCAACCTTCAAACTTTCACGCAGCCAAGCTGGTGCAGATGCCCTAATCATGGCAAGCGAAAACTTGGTTTCAGGGTTGAGCATCGGCGCAGAAATCATTTCATCAAAACCATCACGCGATGGTCACACAGTCGTTACAGCGGCTAAATTAAAAGAAGTTTCTTTAGTAACTGAGCCAGCCTTTAAGTCTGCTCAAGTATTAGAGATCGCAGCGGAAGAAGCGCCAGCCGAAGCCGTAGAAGAAAACCTACCTACAGAAAGCGAGACAGTCGTGGAAGACACAACAGTCGAAGCAACACCAGTAGAGGCTGCGGCTGTAGAAGCTGCTCGCCCTACTGTTCAAGCGATGGTGTACACAACACCTCGAATCGAAGTTACAAAGCGTAACTACCTAGAAAACACACTAAAGGCTAACCTCTTTGGTGATGAAGATTCTCGTCAATGGCTTCGCGCTGCTGACAACGATCAGACAACAGGTGCAGGATTTATCCCAACACCACAAAGCACACAGCTACTTAACTTCCTTTCTAACGCAGATCGCCCGATGATCGACTCGATCTCACGCGGCACAATGCCAGAGTTTGGAAAAACATTCGAGTTGCCAAAGATTACTGAAGTGCCTCTAGTTGATCAAATTGACGAAAATGCTGCAGTCACAGACTCACAACTTGAAGCGTCATACATCACAGTTACAAAGAAGTCATTTAAGGGTCGTGCAATTACTACTCTTGAATTGCTCACAAACTCAACACCTGCATTTCTTGACGAACTTCTAGTCCAGATGGAATATGCTTACGCAAAAGAAACAGAAGAGTATGTAACTACAGCCATTCAAGGCGCAGGAACACTTAACGCAACAGCACAGGCTAACTCAGCAACAGGCTTGCTAAGTTATGTTTCAAGTGCAGCTGCTGCTGTTTATTCAGCATCACTTGGATTTGCTCGCAACATGGTTGTAACACCAGAACAATGGGCTAACATAATGTCATACAACGATGCTGGTCGCCCAATTTATATTGCCGCGAATCCACAAAATGCTGGTGGCGCACTTTCACCTACTTCACTTCGCGGAAATGTCGCCGGTCTTGACCTTCGAGTATCTCGCTACATGAAGGGTTCTGGCGGAGTTGGAACAGCCGATTATTCAATGGCAGTTATCAACCCAGATGCTTACACATGGTATGAGGGCGCTCGTCAGCAACTTCGTACTAACATCAACTCAGACGGAACTGTAGACATTCTACTATTCGGTCAGGGTGCGATCGCCACTAAGTTAGCGGCGGGCGCAAACTGGTTTAACCTAACCTGATAGAAACACCCTAAGTCGCTCGGAGGGTAGTGCCCTTCTACCCTCCGAGTCTTTAGAAAGGATAAGAGCATGGCATTGACAACAGTTGCAGAGCTTCGCACCGCCCTTGGCGTTGGCACTCTCTATACTGATGCAGTCTTGCAACAAGTCTGCGATGCAGCAGATAACGTACTCTTGCCCTTTCTATGGAAGAACCAACAGTCAATCGTGGCACATTCAAGCGATGGCACAGTTGGCACTCTCTACTTTGATGTACCTATAGATAAAGTCTTTTATGTAGGTCAGACTGTGACAATTAGCGGA